TTAAGATTAAGTCCATCAAGCCAGAGTTTGGCTATATCGGTATCGTATGGTTTGAGGAGCTGGATCAGTTCTCTGGACCGGAAGAGGTCAGAAACATACAGCAGTCAGCTATCCGTGGCGGTGACAAGGCCTACAGGTTTAAATCATTCAACCCGCCAAGGAGCAAAAACAACTGGGCGAATGAGTACACCACGGAAGCAGAGTTCAAGGATTCTGCTGCAAAGGTGGTCCGAAGCACATACAAGGATGTCCCGGCTGACTGGTTGGGCGAGCAGTTTATCAATGATGCTGAGCATCTGAAAGAGGTCAATCCTGCTGCCTACGAAAACGAGTACATGGGCGAAGCAAACGGAAACGGTGGAAATGTCTTTGAGTTTATCGAGGAGCGGACCATAACTGATGAAGAAATCAGCCAGATGGACCGCATCTATCAGGGCGCTGACTGGGGATGGTATCCAGACCCGTATGCGTTCGTGCGCATATATTACGATTCAGCGCGTGAAACTATATTCTTCATTGACGAAATTCGCGAGAACAAAAAGAAAAACAGTTGGACATCTGCGGAGATAAAACGGCGCGGATATGATGACTATGTTATAACTTGCGACAGCGCAGAGCCTAAATCTGTGACAGATTACAGAGACGATGGTTTGCCAGCCAGAGCGGCGAAGAAAGGCCCTGGGAGCGTTGAATACTCTATGAAGTGGTTACAGGGTAAGAAGCTGGTTATGGACCCGAACCGAACACCAGAAGCCTGCAAAGAATTTAAGAAATACGAGTACGACCGGGATAAGGACGGCAACATCATAAGCGGATATCCAGACCGGGACAATCACTTAATTGATGCGACCCGTTACGCTACGGAATCGCTGTGGGAGAGACGGGGGAATAGTGCATAATGGGAATCTTATCAACGATAAAAAGGTGGTTTAGCATGATTTTTAAACGGCAGGCAGAAAATGACTTTAACGTGGAGTCTATAGTATCTCCAGAAATGGAAAAAGCCATAGATCAGTGTGCAAAGATATACCACGGTCAGCCAGAGTGGCTGGATGATGACGAGGGCATTAAGACCATAAACTTCGCGAAAGCTCTTTGTTCCGAGACTGCCCGCCTGGTGACTCTGGGTATCGGCATACATCTGGAGGGCAGCGCCAGGGCAACGTGGCTACAGGAGCAGATAGACCTTGTCTATTCAAAGCTGGGTGGAGTATGGCTGTGCATACGGTACGGTGTTTTTAAAGCCGAACGGCACAAGCCTGGACGTATTCACCCCGGCGGATGTGCTGCTTGTTGACTACGATAACCTGGATGTGCGCGGTATCATCTTCAAGGACAGCTACCAGTCTGGGAGGAAATGGTACACCCGTCTGGAGTATCACAGGTTTGTGGAGACGGTGCAGGATGGCGTGACGCTCTACCCCTACTATGTGAGTAACCGGGCATACGTTTCTAAATCTGCTGAGAGCCTGGGAGATCCGGTGCCGCTGCCGCAGACGAAATGGGCTGATATGTTGGAGGACACGCCGCCGATTCTTAAGGCATCCGGGGAGCCACTGGACAAGCCGATGTTTGGTATCTTCCGAACGCCACAGGCCAACAACGTAGATATATCGTCCCCACTTGGGCTGCCGATATTCCGCGAAGCCGTGGAGGAACTGAAAGACCTTGACATAGCATACAGCCGGAATGCAGGCGAGATATTTGACAGCCAGAAGATCATACTGGCAGATGATAGGCTGCTTTATAATGACGGCAAGAACTTAAAGACCCGAGGCCCATATGATGCAAAGGGAATGCCGCACTACGTCAAGAATGTATTCGGCAACGATCAGAAAGAGTTTTACCAAGAGATCACCCCGCAGCTTAATACAGATACACGAATCAAGGGTATCAATAACCTGTTAAGCCAGATTGGATATAAGGCCGGATTCGCAAACGGGTACTTTGTATTTAACGAGTCTTCCGGCATCCAGACGGCTACAGGCGTGGAAGCTGACCAACAGCGCACAGTCCAGTTTATCAAGGATGTGCGCGACCAGTTGGAAGCGTGCCTTAATGCCACCATATACGCACTTAACGTATACGCAGACCTTTACAACTTGTCACCTGTAGGGCCTTATGAGGTTACATATGACTTTGGTGACATCCTGTATGACCGGGAAGCGGATCGGAGCCGCTGGTGGCAGTATGTTACGCAAGGCAAGGTTCCGGCGTGGTACTACTTCGTGAAGTTCGAGGGCATGACAGAAGAGAGCGCAAAGGCAATGGTAGAGGAAGCACAGCCGGAAGAAAAAGGGCTGTTTGATGAAGAATAGGAGGTATGGAGATGATAAGTAACTGTGGGCATGATGAGCGCGGCAAGTATTCCGGCGGCAAGGCAGGAGATCAGAAGGGTGATGAGTGGGCCGTTATCCCGTGGTATAGCCGCCCGTGGGGCGTTATGCTCCGTCACCCAAACGCAGCGGTAGGAAAAAAGATTGCTGAGCTTGCGGAAAGAGCGGCGAAGAATGGCCATATCGGCTACGATCAGGGAGACCGTTATACATTCTGGCAGCAGCTGAAAGCATCCGGCTATGACCCGGCGAAGATTGCGGTTGACTGCGAAGCGGATTGCAGCTCTGGTGTTGCGGCGCTGGTAAAGGCAACTGGGTATCTGATGCAGGATAAAAAGCTTCAAGGCGTGAGCATCTATTGTTACACTGGCAACCTCCGGGCAGCACTGGTAAAGGCCGGATTTGATACATACACCGAAAAAGAATATCTTAACGGTGACTCTTGTTTGCTACCTGGTGACATCTTGCTGTTGGAGGGGCACCATGTAGCGGTTAATATGACGGCTGGTAAAAATGCACCAGACAGCGGACTTCTGACTGGATGGCGTAAATCATCTGACGGAAAGTATATGTATTTCTCCGACGGGGTAGGATTAAAAAACTGTTGGAGCCTTATCAATCATCACTGGTACCTGTTTGGCGCGGACGGCTATATGCTGACCGGTTGGCACAGGTGGGACGGCTACAACGCAGATCCAGATGGCAACACCGGGGACTGGTACTATCTGGATGAGACTGCCGGGGGAGTCTTGGAGGGCGCTTGTTGGCACAGCCGGGACAATGGCAGCATGGAAATCTGGTATGTAGAGTAGGTGAGGTATGTTAACACCGGAATATCTCAAAAGAGTGGCAGAGGGCAGCGAGGATATAGCATCTTCGCTGCATAGCTATATTATCGGGCGAATCATCGAAGCTATCATGATCCGGTTGGGCCGCGGGGAGAAGTACATACTCACATCGTCCGACCGTTGGCGTATCCAGATACTACAGGATGCCGGGTATCTGTTGCGGGATATCACGCGTGAGATATCCCGGTACACAAAGCTCCAGAGCGAAGAGGTAGCCGCCGCAATGGAAGAAGCCGGGGTAAAGGCAATGGCCTACGATAAGGCTGTGTACGAAGCTGCCGGGATAGCTACGGAAGCCCTGGAACAGTCCCCGGCACTGGTGCGGATACTCCAGAGGGATTATGAAGCCACGATGGGCGAGTGGTCGAACATGACAAGAACCACCGCAGAAGCCGCACAGAGCCTTTTTATCAGTGAGTGCGACAATGCGTACCATAAGGTCATAAGCGGCGCTGTATCGTACACACAGGCTGTCAGAGAAGCGGTTGAGAAGGTCGCACAAAACGGTGTTGTTGTCCAATATCCAACGGGACATAGGGATACCATTGAGACGGCAACAGTGCGGGCGGTGCGTACCGGGATATCTCAGGCTTCCGGTGACATATCCATGCAGCGGATGAAAGAGCAGGAATGGGACATCATCCTTGTATCGGCGCACATCGGGGCCAGAACGGGAGACGGCGGAGCGAATCCGGGCAACCACCTGTGGTGGCAAGGCCAGTTTTACAGCCGGACCGGGCGAGACAAGCGCTTCCCTCTGTTTTCTTTGACCGGATACGGCACAGGCGAGGGCCTGGGCGGTTGGAACTGCCGCCACAGCTTCGGCCCCGGTGACGGGGTGAACAATCCATACAAGGATATCCAAACTGCAGACAACGAGCGCATGGAGAAGTTGGAACAGCGGCAACGAGCCTTAGAGCGCAGAATCCGCAAAACAAAGCAAGCGGTTATGGGCCTACAGACTGCGGTAGAAAACTGCAAGGACGATGCGCTGCGCTTCGAACTGCAATCCGAGCTTGACAGGAAGTCTTATCTACTCCAGAAGCAGAACAAGGCATATAACGAGTACTGCAAAACTAATGAGCTGCGTCCGTTAGCCGACCGCCTTAAGATAGCAAGGTGGGGCAGAGAACAGGCAGCAAAGGCGCGAGGAGCCGCACGGCGGTATGAAAATCTGAAAGGGTGATGGGTATGCTTAATTACGATGTTGAGTGGGAGTATTATAACCCGAATCCTGCCGGGAAACGGGTAGGGGACTGCGTGATACGTGCCATCTGCAAGGCAACTGGGAAAGACTGGACAACGGTCTTTTCTGGCATTATGGTAAGAGCCTGCGCTTTGTGTGATATGCCGTCCGCAAACTATGTCTGGGGTGCGTATCTCAAAAGCCTGGGGTATCGGCGGCACCTGATAGACGATCACGGCCAGAATATCTATACTGTTGTGGATTTCTGCATGGAGCATCCGCGCGGTACTTACATACTGTGCATAGACGGCCATGCAGTATGTGTGCAGGAGGGCCATATTTTTGACACCTGGGACAGCGGCGGCGAGATCCCGGTATACTACTGGGAGAAAAGCAATGAGTAGATGGGTAGATAAATTGCTGAACGGAGAACTCCGCGAAGAAATAGCAGATATTAACGGCTGCAGGCATATGTATAACCAAATATGCTGCAATCTAAATAGCGAGTTTTGCACTTGGGATATCGGTGAGGATGATTGCCGAAGTTGTATATTTTTTGAACCAGAGGAGACAACAAATGATTGACTTAGAGTTTGTGCGTACTATCGTATCAATTTGCAGCGGCATTGGCACCATCGGAGCTGCCGCCGGGGTGCTTTACACGGTCTATTCCCATGCGAAGAAGCCACAGCATGATATAGAAAAGCGTGTGGGTGCTATCGAGACGGACATAAAAGACATCAAGGAGAAGCTGGACAACGATTACTCCAACATCAAGCAGAACCGGGAAGATACCCAGTTGCTTATGCGAAGCATGTTTAATCTGATCGAGAACAAGATAACCGGAAACAACGTGGAGGGTTTAAAAAAAACCCGGGACGAGCTTTTAAATGCTCTTACGAAAAATTAAGGGGTTTGATTTTGAAAGTGTATGATTTTACAGTCCCTGAGCTTAACAGGTTCCGGGCGCTTGCAAATTTTACACCCGATGAAAGAACTTTATTTGAGTACCGGGCCGCTGGTGTGCCGATGGAGATATGCGCTGAAAACATGAATGTCAGCCTTGCCACTGCGAAGCGGATCAGCCGCCGGGTAAACTCGAAGATAATACGCGTATGTGGAACTTTATAGATACTTTATTAAGCCTTTGACGAACTGTCAGGGGCTTATTTTTTATGCCAAAATATAAGCATGAAGCAGATGTTTTCTGATCCGATTACCACGATATTTTGATCTTTTTGGAAGAATTGGAGGAAATCGAACATGGCAGCATATCCGAACATGTATCAGCCATATCAGCCGTATCAAGACCGTATGGCGCAGATAAACCAATACCAGCCCGTCCCGCAGCCGATGGCACCGACAAATAATCAAGGAATACTCTGGGTGCAGGGCGAGACTGGGGCAAAGTCTTACCTTGTTGCGCCCGGATCATGCGTGTTGCTGATGGACAGCGAAGCGGAGCGGTTTTACATCAAGTCAACGGATGTTTCCGGTATGCCGCAACCTTTACGCGTGTTTGAGTACCACGAAATAAACGGCAGAATGCCGCAGAAGCAGCCGGAAGCTGTCATGAATGATATGTATGTTACCCGTAAAGAGTACCAGGACCTTTTTGACAAATACAATGAGATTCTGGACAAGATAAATTCGTTTCCAGCAAGCGGCGGCTCTACTGTCAAACCAGAGAGCCGGAGATCAAAGGGAGGTGCGGCAGCCGATGAGTAACCCATTATTCCAAATGTTCGGCGGTGGCATGCCGATGGGCAGCAACGGCCCCATGCAGATGATGCAGCAGTTTGCGCAGTTTAAGCAAAACTTTAAAGGAGACCCAAAAGCTGAGGTACAAAAGATGTTGCAGTCTGGCAGAATATCACAGGCGCAGCTTGATCAGGCTCAGCAGATGGCACAGCAGTTTCAACGGATGTTGGGCGGCATGAAATAGTACATTATCCCGGCCGGGAATGTAAATAAATCAAAGGAGATATCAATATGGATGGAACTTACAGCTTAGCCGATATTGCGGCGGCTACCGGAACCAACAACCGGAACAATGATGGAATGTTTGGCGGAGACGGTGTCTGGTGGCTCATCGTTTTATTCATTTTTGCATTTTGCGGATGGGGTGGCAATGGCTGGGGAAACGGCGGAGGTGGAGCAGCCGGAAGCGCATACACCGATTCCGCAATCCAGCGTGGCTTTGACAACCAGGCAGTTATCAGCAAACTGGACGGCCTGTCCAGCGGCCTGTGTGATGGCTTCTATGCCATGAATAACGGTATGCTTACCGGATTCAACGGCATCAATACAAACGTCATGCAGACTGGCTTCGGCATCCAGCAGGCTATTAACGCCGACACTGTAGCCAACATGCAGAACACTAACGCACTCCAGGCGCAGATTGCTCAGTGCTGCTGCGAGACCCGGGAAGCAATCCAGGGTATAAATTACAACATGGCGCAGAACACCTGTGCACTCCAGAACACCATGAACAGCAACACCAGAGACATTATTGACAGCCAGAACGCAGGAACCAGAGCTATTCTGGACTACCTGTGCAACGAGAAGATATCCAGTCTCCAGGCTGAAAACAATGATCTCAGACGCGCTGCATCTCAGGATCGTCAGAGTGCATTGCTTACTACCGCTATGGCAGCACAGACCCAGCAGCTCATCAATGCGATCAATCCGGCACCGATTCCGGCTTACCAGGTGCCGAACCCGAACGTATACTATGGCTGTAACACTGGATGCAACTGCTGAAAACCTCATATCTGTATCTTCTGATCTTTTGTTGACCTCAACAAGACATTGGATGTTCGGCCCAGAGCCGGTATTACGCAAATCGGCAGGCTCAGTCCTGCCTTTTTGCGATATGAAAAAGGAGAAAACAATATGGCTGAATATGTAGCTGTTGCTGCACAGGAAGTGGCAGCAAATGGAAACGTGGTATACACCAATACCGCTGTAAAAGGAACCACATGTGTACAGCACCGGGAGGGCAGCGGAATAGTTACTCTCAGAGGAATGACGAACCAGTGTAAGGCCCGATATTTTGTGGACTTTTCTGCGAATATTGCGGTACCGACCGGAGGAACCGCGGGAGAAATTTCTCTTGCTATTGCAATCGGCGGCGAGCCTGTCTTATCGTCCCAGATGATTTCCACACCGACCGCGGTAGAAGCGTTTAACAACGTATCTGCCGGAATCTTTATTGATGTTCCGCGCGGATGCTGCTTTGATGTTGCGGTAGAGAATACCAGTAACCAGGCTATCACCGTGGCAAACGCAAATCTTGTGGTTACACGGGTAGCATAAGGAGGTGGGATGATGAGAGATGTTAAAGATTTATGCGCACGCATTGAGGATGAGATCGGCAAGATTGCAGAAAAGGGTCTTTCTGTTAGCAATCTGGACACCGCTTTTAAACTGATTGATATGTACAAGGACATCAAAAACACGGAGTACTGGGACAAGAAGAGTGAGTACTATATGACTGTGCTTGATCAGATGCGCGACGGTGTAGGTGACTACAGCGAACGCCGTGGGCGTGACAGCATGGGCCGTTACAGTTCTTCTGATGGCCGGATGATGCCGGATTATGACCGCGGAGCGTCTTACATGCGCCGCGGGGAACATTACGTGCGGGGACATTACAGCCGCAATGACGGACGGGACGCCTACGATGATTACATGACCCAGAAACAGAGCTACCGTTCTGGAAAATCCGAAGACTGCAAGCGCAAGATGCTTGCAGCACTGGAGGAGCATCTGGACGGGCTGACCGCTGAGATCGGGGATATGTCAAAGGACGCGGAGTGCCGCGAAGAACGTGACCTTGTGAAGCGGTATGTTGATAAACTTAGAGATATGTTATAAACGTGTGGATAGCTTACATACGGATAAATGATACATTATAAGTGCAGCAAAGATTAACCTCCTGTGAATCTTTTCTAGCCAATTTACACCTCCCACGCACGCCCTTAATATAAACGGGTTATCCCGGAGGTTAAAAGCGGGTGAAATTCCCGGCGTGCGTATTTGCCATACCAATGGCACGGATTTTTGTTTTTGGCGAAATCCTCCTTTCCCCTCATAGCCGATAGGCTGTTAAGGCGGCTTACGACCGCCGTGAGGGTTCTTGCTGTTCACCCCTAGCCAATGCAGCAAGACTTTTTCACATCGACTTCTTTCTCGAAACACCGGTTGCAATATGTAGCCGGTGTTTTAGGACCGTTAGCTCAGCGGTAAGAGCGCCCGGCTCATAACCGGGTGGTCCGGGGTTCGAATCCCTGGCGGTCCATAATGCGGTATAGCACAGCGGCCTAGTGCATGAGACTTTGACTCTCATAACGCCGGTTCGAATCCGGCTACCGCAGTTACCCCGCCCGTGGTCTATCGGGCTTAATCCATTACCTGCGGCGGCAGGTCAATAAACACGGCCAGGAGGATAGATATGCAGAAACTTATTGAAACACTTGGATCATTTGGCATCGAGATTCCGGAGGATAAGCAGGCAGATGTGAAAAAAGCACTGTCTGAGCATTACAAAAACGCCGGAGAGGTTACGAAAACCCTCGCTAAGATAGAGAGTGAGCGTGATGCCTGGAAAGAACGTGCGGAGACCGCAGAAAACACTCTTAAGAGCTTTGAGGGAATTGACCCGGAAAGCATTAAGGGAGAGCTTGCAACCTGGAAACAGAAAGCGGCAGATGCAGAGAAAGAGTATAACGACAAAATCTATGATAGAGATTTTGCTGACGCTCTCAAAGCCGCACTGGAAGATGTTAAATTTTCTTCCACATCGGCGAAAAAAGCGGTTATGGCTGATATCAAGGATGCCGGGCTTAAGCTTAAAAACGGCAAGATTCTGGGCCTTAACGATCTTCTGGAGCAGATGAAAAAAGACGATGCGTCAGCTTTTGTTGACGAAGACCAGGAACAGGCAGAACATAACCAGGCGCGGTTCACAACCAGTCTCAGCAAAAACACCCCGCCGGGCAAAATGACGAAAGCCGATATCATGAATATCAAAGATGCCGGAGAACGTCAGGCTGCCATTGCAAGCAACATGTCACTGTTTGAGTGATCCAATAACCGACCATGCGCTTTGAGCGTGGCCGCTGACCTACACACCTTTTAACAGCTATAGGTAGAAAGGATTTTTTTATGGCAAAAACCAATCTTATTAAGCAGGAAAACATCCAGGTTCGCGCACGCGAAGTGGATTTTGTCACCAGGTTTGAAAGAAACTGGGAACACCTGCGTGAAATTCTTGGCGTGCTGAGAATGATTAAGAAAGACCCGGGTTCTACTCTTAAATCTAAGTACGCACAGGGCACTCTTGAGAGTGGAAAAGTTGGAGAGGGCGAGGAAATCCCGTACTCCAAATTCGAAGTTAAAGAAAAGAGCTACGCAGAGATCACCGTGGAGAAGTATGCAAAAGCGGTGTCTATCGAAGCAATCAAGACTTACGGCTACGATGTGGCTGTGGAGCTGACTGACGATGAGTTTCTTTTCGAACTCCAGACCGATGTTACCGGACGGTTTTACACCTATCTTAAGACCGGAAGCCTTACCTCTACTGAGAGTACCTTCCAGATGGCTCTTGCTATGGCAAAAGGCCGCGTTGAGGATAAGTTCAAGCAGATGCACAGATCTATCCCGAACGGCATTGTCGGCTTTGTGAACGGCCTGGATGTGTATGAGTACATCGGTGCGGCAAACATCACAGTACAGAATCAGTTCGGCTTCCAGTATGTCAAAGACTTCATGGGATTCAATACTATCTTCCTGCTGTCTGAGAGCGAGATCCCGCGCGGCAAGGTCATTGCCACCCCGGTAGATAATATCGTGCTTTACTATGTGGATCCGAGCGATTCCGACTTCGCGAAAGCTGGCCTGGTTTATACCGTGGCAGGCGAAACCCCGCTGATCGGTTTCCACACCCAGGGCAACTACCACACCGCGGTTTCCGAAGCCTTTGCGATTATGGGTATGGTTCTGTTTGCAGAGTACCTGGACGGCATCTCCGTTATCAGCTTCGGCGGCTCTGAAACCCTTGGTGATCTGACTGTGGCTTCCGCAGAAGGCACCGATACCGGAACCACTAAGCTGACCGTTAGCCCGGCAAAGGGTAATGAGGGCAATGTATACAAATACAAGGTAGCGTCCTCTCAGACAACCGTAGAGTACGGCCAGAACGTGAAGAACTGGACCGCATGGGACGGAAAGTCTGATATTACCGCTGCAACCGGGCAGGTTATCACGGTAGTTGAGTGTGACAGCACCTATAAGGCACTGAGTGCAGGACATGCGACAGTAACCGCAAAGGCGTAAGGAGGGTTCCGGCATGGCATATGCAGACTATGAGTTTTACAAAACATCATTTTTCGGCAATGTCGTGCCGGAATCTGATTTTAATCGGTTTTCTGAAAGAGCCAGTGACTTTATCGACGTGCTGACCTTTGACCGACTGGTGGACGGCCTGCCAGGGGATGAGCGGCAACAGAAGCGCATTAAGAAAGCTGTCTGCGCTGCGGCTGATATCCTGTATCAGATTGATATTGCGGAGCAGAACGCGGCAGCAGCGGCGGCAACTGGCGCGGCTACCACCTTGCCGGGTGGCGGCACGACCACGGGAATAGTAACCTCTGTATCATCCGGCAGTGAATCCAGATCATACGCAACCCCTCAGCAGATTGGAGCGAGCGCAAAGGAATGGAGTGCGGTATATGCCGCCGCCGGAGATACGCAGAAAACGAACGCCTTACTTACAAGGGCAGTTTTACCGCTGCTGATGGGAGTGAGGATGGATGATGGAATTCCAGTATTGTATGCAGGAGTGTGATTATGAAGTTTAGAAAAAAGCCTGTTGTCATTGAAGCATTTAAGTATGATGGTGATCTGAAAGACCGAAACGGCTTATTTTACGTTCCGTGGTGGGCGCAGGAAGCTTATAAGAAAGGCATTATGTATTACGGCACAGAAACTTGTGATTCACCTCCATGTGAGCTGTACATTGAAACTTTAGAGGGAACACATCATGTTTCTGTAGGGGACTACGTTATCCAGGGCGTAAACGGAGAGCTTTATCCGTGCAAGCCGGACATTTTCGAAAAGACTTATGAGGAGGTGAAAGAGTAATGGAAGCATTATTTGCAAACATGACCGTGATTCTGGCAGTGATCGGGATTCTGGCATTTTGCGTATCGGTCATCACCCAGGTTTTTAAGGGTGTAGGTGTCCTGTCAAGGATTCCGACCGATGCGCTGGTGTTCGTTCTTTCCATCGGTATCACCGTATCCGCTTTTGTGGCGTATATGCAGTATATCCAAATGACCATTTTATGGTATATGATTCTGGCGGCGATCATGGCGGGCTTTATCGTTGCCTTTGTAGCTATGTATGGCTGGGAAAAGCTCACGGAGCTGTGGAAAAGAATGAGTAATAATGGAAAAGACTGGAGTAAGTAATGGGAAACATACCGTTCCGGCAGACAAGGTTCTGGGAAAACTGCGAGAAAAGAATATATGCGGGCGTGGGGAAGTACGATATCCCGGAGATACAGGGGATGTATGACGTTGATGAAATATCAGACTTCATCGGATGGAACTACGCTCTGAAAGAAAAGCACCCGGAAGATAAAGCGGTACATTTCTTTGTCGATGATTACCAATTCAACCGCCTGTGGACGAACCCAGACGCGTATCTGGAGAAGCTGAGACGGTTCCAGTATGTTTTTGCTCCGGATTTCTCCCCGTATGCAGACTTCCCGAAAGCTGTGCAGGTGTTTAACCACTTCCGCAAGCACTGGATCGGCGCATACCTGCAAGAGAACGGTGTGCGTGTGATTCCTACAGTCACATGGAGTTATCCGCCGTCATATGATTTCTGTTTTGACGGTGAGCCGAAAAACTCTGTGGTTGCTATCAGCAGTGTAGGTTGCATGAAAAGCAAACGCAACAAGCAGATGCTCATTGATGGTTATAACGAGATGGTTAAGCGATTGGAACCATCCTGCATCATCTTTTATGGCACTGTGCCGGATGAATGCAAGGGGAACATCATTCGAGTGAAACCATTTCAGGACAAATTCAAAAAGGCGGTGTGTGGCTGATGGCAAAAGGCGAGAGCGGATTCGGAAAATCTGGTGGAAGTTCCCGTATATCTGGACTGGATGTAACACTGAATGGTGAGACAACCCGGTATTATTTTACAAAGAGCGGCAGTCAAAACTACTATCAGCGTGGCGTTGACGGTACTCCAGAACCTACACCCAGAAATATGACTGCGGTAGAGTTCCGGCAGCGTGTTGAACAGAATGGCGCTACTGTAAAGGCGGTTTCCGAACAGGAAAAGAAAAAGGAAAAAGCCAAAAGAAAGGCTTACCGGAAAGAGATGAATGATTTATTGAACCGCTCAACTGTTAATGCAGAATCAAGAAAAGGGACAAGAGCAGACCGCATATCTCGGCGTTTTAGAGGTGGAAGATAATGTATGACAAGACGGTAACGGTATTTAACTTCTACAACTCCAAAACCGCAGGCTTATCATACTGGTATCCGCACATCCTGTCTTGCGTTGACCTGATAACCGATCACGGCGCAATGCTGAAAAAGTATGGCCCGGACAGCACCGACAATGCCGCACTGCATATCGCTTACACCCCAAATGGGGAAAAGGTGATGGCGCAGCAGTCGGACGGTTCAGCGGTGCCGTGGTTGCCCCCGAAAGCATGGGCGGCGCAGGTAAATGATGATCTTCCGGACAGCATCACCTTCGGCCCAGAGGACTTTTTCTGGCAGGGTGAATGGACTGGTGGTGTGGTTGTGGATGATGATTACCGAAATGGTTTTTACCAGTACATGAACAGCAGCCTAGATAATGTTTACAAGATAACCAGTGTAGGTGGGCCGTATACGGTTATCCCACATTTTGAAATATTAGGAAAGTAGGCAGTTATGGCAAAAGGTGAGAGCGGATTCACAAAAGCAGGTAAAGGCCAGAATAACGGTTATGCTCCGGGAGATTCTCCATATCAGTCTATGTTGCGTGAAGCTAGGCAGGTTATTCGAGACGCTGGATATAATCCGGATTATTTATACAGATTACCGGAAGAGGAGTTTTCTTCCATATCTAACCGCCATTATACTTCTCTTTACAATTCTATAGCTAATGGAGAAATGCCGACAAATCGTTTTTCTAAGGCCACAGGTGAAGAATTATTAAGAATCGTTGCACGGGATAAGGTCAGTACGGCTTTATATGCTTCTCACAGCGGTGATGATGACGATACACAGGTAAGGTACTTCAAAAGAAAAATGTCAATCAATTCCGCCATTGAAGAATATGTCAAAAAGAAGTTGAAAAGGAAGTAATCATGGCAAAAGGCGAGAGCGGTTTTAAAAAGACTGCTGCTAATAGCAGAATAGAAAGCTTGCAGTCTTTGTCTGATAAGATCAAAAGCATTGATAAGAAAATCCAGAAATTACAGGATGAATCTGCGCAGGTCTTAAGATCGCGGGAAAATTCATGGGATTCTGCGCCGCCAAGATACCACGAAATATCGCAAGAAATCCGTGAGCTTAAAAACAAACAGACCGATTTGCGGTATGAGCGGGAAAAACTGAGAACAAAAGACGAACCTAAAACAACTAAGACATTTGTGAACAGTTTCGGCGAAGCTACCAAGCGAGAAATAACTAGTGCGTCATATGAACGGGCGCAGCGGCGGCTTGATAAGCAAATCTGGAGCAGGTTTAAGGGGCGGTAATATGGCAAGGAGAAGCAAGCGCTTTTATCTCAAAAATCTGTCATACAATGTTGGCAGCATTCATCTGAAACTCGATATGTCCCGCTTTGAACGGCAGTTTCAGCAGGCACAATACTATCTGGACGGCGCTGTCATGAACAGTATGGTGCCGTATATGCCGATGGTAACTGGCAGCTTTATCAATACCACCCGTGCTGCCAGTGCGGCGGTACAGGGAAGCGGCTTCGTGTATGCCGGATATGGCCCACAGGGACGTTTTCTGTACGAGGGAAAGGTCATGGTCGATGAGCTGACCGGATCACCATTTGCGCGTCGTGGAGCACGTAAGGTGCTTGTGAGCGAGTACACGGGCAAGACCAATGCCCGGGAAAACATCACCTACACGCATCAGGCGCACCCAAAAGCACAGGATCACTGGTTTGAAGCGGCGAAGCAGGCAGACGGCAAGACATGGATTAAAGGCGTAAAGCGCATAGCTGGAGGTGGTAAGCATGGATAAGGTCATAGGGCGGGACGCAAGCGGGTTTGATATTCTCACCCGCGCGGTGAAATCCCTGTTAAATCAATATCCCGGCCTGGAAGATGGCGATGTCATTAAGTTTGAGGAGCTTGGGAAAGAATCCGGAATAGCTTTTTCGGCTGACAATGGGGCGTTGGTGTACGCAGAATCGGAAGATGTCTGCGGCGGCATCCATCAGCAATGCCAGTATCCGTTTTACGTGGTATACCGCACAGCAGCCACAAAAGAACGGCTTAAACTGAATGTACAAGACTTCCTTGACACCCTCGGCAAGTGGATATGCCGGGAACCTGTTGTTATTAACGGCACTCAGACGCGCCTAGTGGCCTTTCCGGCCCTGTCTGATGGTCGAGTGATAAAACGCATTACCCGCGATAACTCATACGGTTTAGAGCCAAATGAGGAAGCGGTGCAAGACTGGGTACTGCCTGTTACGGTGCAGTACACCAATGACATAGAGTATGAAGCGTAGTAGCGCAGAAAGGACGAATTTATGAAGCTTACCAGAGGTGCATATAGAACCTTTCTTGATTCAACTTTTGGTGGAACTGGTACACCTAAATGGTGGCGTATCGGTAAATACAACGACAGTATGAGCGTAGCTCTGAACCCGGATGTGTCCACAAACAAAAACATTTGGGATGAGACCTATGTTGAGGATAACGGATATGAGCCGTCTATCGAAGATATAACATATTATGCAGATCCTACTGATACAATTTATCCGATGATTCGCGATATCGCAATGAACAGACTTCGCGGGGATGAGTGCAAGACTACAATCCTCGAAGTTATCATTGAGGACACCGAGAAAACTAACCATCGTGCATGGACTGAAAATGTTGTTATTAAAACGAGCGAATACGGCGGTGGTACCGATGGTTTCACCATTCCGTTTACTATATATTTTGATGGAAGCAGAAAGAAAGGCTATGTAACCATTGAATCAGGGACTCCGTCCTTTAAAGAGGGCGAGATTCCGCTGGACTAAGAGGAGAGAGTGAATTATGGGAAATATTATTACCATTGATGATGGCAGTGAGGTCTTTGACATCGTAAATCAGCGTGGCGAGCATCTAGGCCAGTTTACTTTTATTCCATCGGATTTTGACATAGTGAACAGATATGATGAGACAGTGAAAACATTCGAGGAATTACAGGGCGAGCTTGAAAGAGGGGAAAATACTGATCTCAATGAGATCAGCCGGAAAATGTGTGAAAAGATAGATTACCTTTTCGCGGCTCCGGTGTCTGAGAAGTTTTTCTCGATAACATCCCCATTTACATTTCTTAATTCTGGCCAGTTTTTCGTTGAAAATGTTATTAATGCCATCAAAACTGTTATCGAGCAGAAGCGTGGAATCCGGCTCCAGGCCGTGCAGAACCGCGTAAAAGAATATACGCAGAAATACAAGGCAGCTCCTGGGGGAAGATATCTTTCCCCACTTAAATGATGCACTCATGGGACTTACCATTAACCCTTACGGTTGGTGGTAAGTCTTATGGTATACGGACAGATTTCAGACCGTGCCTGGATATTATGACGGCATTTAATGATGCAAATCTTGACGATGCAGGAAAGTATCAGGTCATGGTGGATATCCTTTATGAAGAAAGTATTCCAGAAGATGATATTCCAGAAGCAATAGAACAGGCTTTGTGGTTCCTGGACTGTGGGAAACCGGCAGATAATATACCGCGCCCGCGTGTTATGGATTGGGAACAGGATGCACCAATTGTTTTTTCTGCTATTAACAAGATATCTGGGCGTGAGGTTCGCGATCCGAACCAATATATGCACTGGTGGACCTTCATCGGGTACTTTGATGAGATCGGAGATGGAACATTTTCCCAGGTTCTTGCAATTCGGCAAAAACGGGCAAAAGGCGAGAAACTGGAGAAATGGGAATTAGAATTTTTTAAAAACAACAGGTCTATGGTGGAATTAAAACAGGCAATGTCCAACGAAGAAAAAGAACAGTGGCGCATTGAACAAGAAGCTGTGGAAGCTCTGTTCTACACGTAACGTAAGGCGGTGATATATTGACGGCAGATGGATCAATAGTAATCGACACAGAGATAAACACCAAGGGCATGAAGCCAGGAACAGAAGAGGTAGAAGCCGCCGTAAGAAGAATGGCAAATGGGATTGATGATCTTGGGAAAAAATCAGAAATTGCAGTCCAGAAGCAGGTCACCGCTTTTGCGAAACTGAATAGCCTGTATGCCGCACAGGAACGGAAGGTTGAAAAGCTACGTGAAGCATTGGAAGCGTATGCCGAAACGAAGATACCTACACAGGCATACGCTGAGGTTCGGAATCAGATAGAAAAGACAGAACAGAAATTAACAGCTCTGCTTGAACGTCAGCAAAAGTTTTTGGACACTGGAGGCAGAACCAACAGTAGCACCTATAAAAAAATGCAGTATGACATAGAACAGCTGAATAATTCGTTAAAATATGCAAAAGGTGAATTGAAAGATCTGGAAGATTCTGGAGGAGCCTTTACGCTTGGAAAAGATACAGATAAGTTTTCCCAGATGTCCGACAAGTATGCAACAGAAGCTGAAAAGCTCAAGCAGATGAATGAATCTCTAGGAATATCGTATAACCGAGTGAAAAACGAATTTGAGGAGTATAAAAAACGGCTCCTCGGTATTGACGGTGCCAGCAAAAAAGCCACAAACTCAACAAAAAAACTTGGGATTCAGATGAAAAAGAGTCAAAAACCAACCAAGAAGTATGGAGAGACATTGAGTGGCGTGGTAAGGCGCTTGGTTATGTTTCGGCTTTTGCGTTCTACTATATCTCTTGCATTTAGATCGGCCCGTGAGGGGATGGAGAACCTTGCTCAGTATTCTCCAGAGACAAACAAGGCCATATCAAATGTGCTTTCGTCTCTTACGCAGCTGAAAAATTCATTTGCTACTGCTTTTTCTCCAATAGCGGAATATGCGTCTCCTGCATTGGTAGAGTTCATCTCATTGCTTTCAGAAGCAGTTACATGGACTTCTCAGTTTTTTGCGGCTCTTACCGGAAAAGATACATATACCAAAGCAACGAAGGTAGAGGAAGACTACGGCGCTGCCTTAAAAGAGAGTAACAAGCAGATAAAGGCACAGGAAAAGGCGAATAAAAAGCTGACGTATTCGTTTGATGAGCTTATCCAGGCCGGAAACAAATCAGATCAGGACAAGACCGGGTATGTCGGACCTACACCAGATCAGATGTTTACCACGGAAGAGGTATCAAACGACATAAAGGCCCGTGCCGATGCAGTGAAAGAGATATTCTCCAGCCTGTTTGCTCCGCTGAAAGAATCCTGGCTTGATAATGGCCCGGAAGTGATGCAGTCTCTCACAAACCTGTTTACATCCGCAAAACAGCTTGCACAGGACGTAGGCGCATCATTCATGCAGGTCTGGAATGTTGAAGGGTACGGAAAGACCATAACGGACAATCTGCTTATAACATTTGCCAATTTGGTACAAACTGTTGCAAACCTTGTAACGCAGTTTGATAAAGCTTGGGTTTCAGGTGATACCGGAACGAACATACTGCGGCATCTTGGAGATATTCTTGTTACATTATCTGGATTCTTCCGTGATGCGTCTGAAAGCATTAAGGATTGGTCAGCCAATTTAGATTTTTCCCCACTCTTGGAATCTTTTGATAATGTACTTGCATCAGCGAATCCGGTTGTACGGGCTATCGGTTATTTGCTTTTATGGTTTTTAAATAATGTTTTGCTTCCAATAACAAAATGGGGTCTCGAGCAGGGATTACCGGAGGTTTTCGAACTTATAGCAGCATCTCTCGATCTTTTATATTCGGTTATCGAAACATTGGCGCCTACCGCTGAATGGTTTTGGAACACTTTTTTACAGCCATTTGGTGAATGGAGTGGCAAAGTTATTATTGCAGCGTTAAAAAAACTGGTTAATGCATTGCTTAAGTTTTCTGATTGGATTTCTGAAAATCAGTCACTTGTAGAATCAGCAACTGTAGCTGTCCTTGCGTTTTTTGCCGCATGGAAATTTCTTGCGTTTTTAAATGGAGTATCACAAATCATAGCTAAATCAGGTGAGCTTATTGTTATGTTTTTAAAAATGATTGATGCAATCGACCCAGTTGTGTTATCCATAAGCGGAATAATAAGTTTGGTTGCAGTACTGGCAAGAAACTGGGATAAAATGACTCCGACAGAAAGAATGATAAGCGGGCTTCTGGCAGCAGCTTCCGCGGTTGGTGTTCTTGCTGTTGCTCTTGGTGCACTTTCTGGTGGCGTAGGCGCGGCGGTTGTGGCAGCATCTCTTGCGGCAGGAATAGCAGCTGCAACGATTGCGATTGATGCAGGCAAACGGAAGACACAGTCTGTCTACAGCAGTGCTGGTGGTGGAAGATCTGCAAAATACGCTTCTGCGGCTGCAACGTACAATATGCCACGTCTTGCTACTGGGACTGTAGTACCGCCGCGCGCTGGTGAGTTTGCGGCTATCCTTGGTGATAACAAGCGCGAGGCAGAAGTTGTTTCCCCGTTAAGCACGATGAAACAGGCATTGAAAGAAGCTCTGGCGGAAAGCGGAGGTAGTCGGGACATAACGGTTATCATGGAAGTGGACGGTCGGCGTTTTGGACAGGCAGTGTACAAGGCAAACAATGAAGAAAAACAGCGTGTAGGTTTAAGGATGGTGACAGTATGATAAACGGTGTTTTTACTATTGATGGCTTAGATCTGCGCATCCAGGTTACAGACCTGGAACGCAGCTTTGCTGTTACCGACAGCGATAATTCCGGGCGTGTGCAATCCCGTAGGATGTACAGGGACGTTATAGGGACATTCTATAATTACACACTCACTGTAGACCCGGATAAAAGCAACAGAGCTGATTATGATACATTTTACGATATAATATCGGCCCCCGCCGAGTCACACACCATGTCTTTCCCTTACGGCCAGGAAACGCTTGAATTTGAAGCCTATGTAACAAATGGAAAAGACAAACTAAAAAAAGAAAAGGATAAAGACGGGAACGACATAAATAAATGGAGCGGGTTATCTATTGATTTTATCGCAATGGAGCCGCAGAGGACATGATGATATGAAAGAAAAAGCGAGATCCAAAAAAGCTGGAGTTGGTCTGAAAATAGTTTATGATGATGTGGCACCATACGCAAAAGATAATAGTCTCCCCAAAATCATGGATACTGGTTTACGCCCACACAAAGGGTTATACCCAAAGTCTGGGTTATACCCAGGCACAACAACTACAAGAAGAGAGTTCCCGGATCTCCGGCGGGATGATCTGACTTATCCCGGATACGCGCTTTGCTATCCGGGATTTTCCCTTTTAAACGGACAGTACATAAATATCCCAGAAAATCACGAAGATTATGGATATATCAGTGACGAGTGGTCAAACGAAGACTGCATATTCGGCTACTCTATAAAAACTTCTGGCCTTATGCCGCAAATTGGCCTTTATCCACGTGTGTTCCTTTATCCGTCTGGCGGACGGGACATTATGATGAATCAGCCGACCCTTACCATAACATTTAATGGCAAGTTCTCTAGTGTAGGTATTCTGCTTACGTTCAATCTTCTCTCTGGAGATTATGCAACCGGTTTAAATATCAAATGGTACGAGGACGGTCATTTGCTTTCATCTAAGGATTTTTCACCGGACAGTAGCCGATATTTTTGCAATAATTATGTTCAAAATTATAACATGCTTGCAATAACATTTAAAAAGACTTCAAAGCCGTACAGGCCGGTGTTCCTCACCAGAATAGATTACGGCATCTACAGAGATTTTCTGTCCGATGAGCTGGTTACTACTGATTGTATACAAGAGATCAATGCAATATCTGAGAATATCAGTATAAATACCTTGTCTTTCACTGTGCGCACCAAAAGCAATATCCCGTTCGATCTCCAGAAAAAACAGAAATTGGCAGTTTTTTTTGATAATGATCTGATTGGAAACTTTTATCTTAAGAATGGAGCTAGGAAAAATGTTTTTGATTATTACCTGGATGCGCATGATGCGCTGGGTGTCCTTGACGGAAATGAGTATGTCGGCGGGATATATTCTGGAGATTTAGTAAAAGATGTAGTTGCTGATATTTTTTCTGGAGAGGACTTTACCTGCGCTATAGACCCGTCCTTGTCAGATCAGGCTCTTTACGGGTACATACCATATACCACAAAGCGTAATGCTCTGGTGCAGATTGCGTTTGCGATAGGAGCTATAGTTGACACATCGAACGTAGATGGCGTAGCAATGTATCCGCAACAGAATGATGTAACAGGAACATTTCCGGCATCAGATACGTTTGACGGCGTAACCCTGGAACGCTCTGATATCGTGACCGGTATAAGGCTTACAACACATACATATCAGCCGTCAGCTGAAACACAGGAAATCTATAACGAGACACTTTCTGGAACGGCTGAGATAGTTTTTTCAGAACCTTACCATGACCTTTCTGTTTCTGGAGGTGCCGTAGTAAAAAGTGGCGCAAACTATGTGGTGGTATCTGGCACCGGAGAAAAAGTTACTATAATAGGCAAGAAATATATCCATAATACAAGCCAGATTTTAAAGAAAAATCCTGACATTGTATTTAATAAAAACATTAAAGAAGTTACTGATGCTACGCTTATAAATGCACAAAATGCAGAGCAGGCCATAGACCGGATCTATCGGTACTATATGCGCGCCGAAAGCGTTACCGGAGATGTTTTACTAAAAGATAAAGTTGTCGGTCAGCGAGTCGAAATCGACACCGGATATGATGGAAAAAAGTCAGGTGTAATTGAAAGCGTAGACTACAGTTTCGGGAATGCGATAAAAGCGAAGGTGACGATTCATGAGTGATATTCTCAACGGACTTATATTTGATCGGACTCAGGCCGATCTTGAGTCCCTTGCAAAGAAAGCGTATATAGACTATCAGGATTTAAACCGTGTGGAAACGGCAGTAAAATGGGTGTCTTATGTGTTAAATAGGTGCGGATATAAAAACACCACGCGAAACAAGACTAACTGGGGCATGAATGATTTCCGCACTGAAAAAGATATGGAACGCCTTAGATCAAACATCAATTCTATTCGATCCGCGTTTTATGCACCGGTCAGCACCCCTTTGACCCCTGCAAAGATAACGTATACGTCCATTTGGCAGGCAAATGCAATAGAACAGATCATTTACGATATCGGGATAATTGCAGAAAAAATTGAGCCGGGGCTGAATCATCTGAGTTTTAACCTTGGAACTCGCGGCTTTGGGAACAGGAGAGTTAATCTATGAGTTTAAAAACGGATTATAAAGACGATATTTATTCTGGGAAACGGCGCTATCGAATAATCCAGAACGATGATGGAACAGTATCATTTGATGATGTCACTGATTACACGCAAGATGGCGATATTTACAGTGCCGGAGATGTTAATGCAACAAATAAGGCGGTTAACCAAAACGCTGGTGATATAGCGGACATACAAAAGTTGCGGTATGCCACATTTAAAGCCGCTGATTGGTCTCAGTCCGCGCCTTATATTCAGCGTGTTGTAGTACAGGGTATGACGGTAAACGATGTGCCTATCATATCTTTACATATTGCAGACGGCACCACATCCTCAGATGCAAAGGCGCAAGGCAAAGCATATGGATATGTTGATCGCGCTGTTTCCGGAGGCGGCCAGCTTGCGCTTTATTGCTATAACTCAAAGCCATCGGTAGATTTTACCGTAGCTATAAAAGGAGTGTAGGTATGGCAGATGCGATAGTATTGCGTGGCGGGTCTGGTTTTGATGATTCACAGCTTACAGCTACGCCGGATAAGGTCAGGAATGGGAAAACGTTTTATGGTTCCGGAACAGATGAGATTCAGACTGGAACCGTTACTGAGATTTTGGCGGAAACAGTAACGCTACCACTGAACGGATCTTATTCCATACCACAAGGTGTTCATTCTGGAAACGGTAAGGTAGTACAGAGTTTGCCAACAAGCGCAGGTGGTACAGTATATCCAACCAGCGAAAAACAGACTCTGCAAACATCGAATAAATACATGACGGGCGATGTATATGTGGCACCGCTTACCGGACTTAAGCCAGAAAACATCAAAAAAGGCGTAACTATACTTGGAGTTACCGGAACTTATGAGGGGTACAGTTGATGGGAGAGTGTATTATTAAGCGTCAGGGCGGCGCAGTAGATGTTTCAGATCTTACAGCCGCACCAGCGGACGTTGTGGCCGGAGAAAAGTTTTATGGATCTGGAACAGATGAGATTCAGACCGGAACTCAGAAAAATAATGGGAAAATCAGCAAAGTACTTGCAGCCAATGAAACGTATGTTATTCCGGTTGGGTATGTTGATGCAGGATCTTCGGTAACTCAGAATATTGTTACAAAGGGTGAAATGACGGTTAATCCGGTCGCAAATGGATCCTTACTTAATATATCCGGTAAGTATATGACTGGAAACATAGTTGTAACTGGTGTGGATAATTTGAAGCCTGAGAACATCAAAAAAGGGGCTTTTATCGGTTCTGTTGCTGGCACATTCGAAGGATATGTGAATACAGATCAGCTTACGCCGTATTGGTATGGTGTGTTTCCGCCTGGACAAACTGGTTTTTATGACAGTGCGTTTTACCAAAATCCTAGTAGTGCCGGGTCATCTTGGGACAATTACAAAACATCTGTGTATGCTCAGATGTCTGTAGATTGGAGTTATGATGTAGATGATTCTTTGCAAGGAAAATGCATTAGAATTGAGGGGAAAAGAATACGTTCTGCACCCGCAACTGCGGTGGCCCCGTTTGTGACGTTCGAAAAACAAATAAATATCGGATCCGCAAAAAGCGTAACGATATGTTACACATTGCCAGCAAGAGCTTATGACCAGGACTTGTCTGCGGTTATACTATCTCAAAACAGACCAGGCGTTTTCTATGAGAATCCTTTATATAGGAACGGAAGTTTTTATTCAGGTACTCTTGGGGCATTTGAATTATATCACCTTGATACAACATCGGACGAAGATGCATGGATAACAAGAACATATACTATACCAAACTCAGGCCAATACAATTTTGTTACATTTCTACCCTTTAGAATTCCAGCAGATTATAATACAAGCGCGTTTGTATCAAAAGTGCGCTTCATAAAATTTAATAAATAAAGGAGATAATTATGAGTGACGAAAACGTATCTTTACCAGTAGCGCAAGCACTAGCATCAGCGCTTGCAAAAATAGAAGCGTATGTACCAACTGAGTACGTTGATAACTCTGAACCAGACCTTGATGCAGAGCATCTAAATCACGCGGAACAGGGCATCATGAGAGTGACGAACCTGTTAAATGCTGCTGTTGATGTTATACAGGGCCAGGAAAGCCGCCTGTCGGATGCTGAAACAAAGATCGGTACCGCTGCGCTGACCGGCGGCATGACTGATTTGTCCAGTGGCGTTAACTCGTTATATAGTAATTTATCCACAAGTCTTATCCTCTCAAAATCAATTAAGACCTTACCAGATGGAACATATTGTGGAGCGAGCGAAGTCATTACAATTCCTGGTTTTTACAACATATATAAATCACCAGATTCACCGAACCCAGATTTGCGATGGATTATACGAGAAGAATCTGCCATATATGATTCACAATGGATTCATATTCAAACTGCATATTCATTGCAAGGTTCGGCATTTCAGATAAAACAAAGGATGTGGACGTTTGCTGAAACTGGTGTTGGACATTGGAGTGAATGGCTGTAAATAAAGCTTACAAACTATACTGTTACTGCACCTATTGCAAACCTACCATTTATAAAACTGGTTGGAACTGATGATGCGGTTATTGTTATATTTTACGACATACTCCTTTATGTGTTGTGAAAGATTAAGAATCAGTGTTTTAGATTGATATTTTCCAGTCACTATACCACGTTGCACTAAATATTGTTCTGATATATGTGGCGCAGTTTCCATAATCTGTTAATAATACTATTCTTCTAGCGCCATGTCCGTATACAATACATCCAAATTCAGATGTTCTACTACCTGTTGGCGCATCGGATATATCTGCATTTCCACTTTTCATAAACGCAGCTGGAAGACAAGAAAACGAAATTGCAGTATTTAATATAGTACCTGATGTAAATTCAATACTATTTAATTGTTTCAAATTACTATTTAACGGGGATAATCAAATGGAGAAAAAGCATTACTATGGAGATATCAAAAATCTTACGGAAAGAAAGGAAACATCTTATGGAAAAAGAAATGAACATCCAGGAACCATTACACCGAGACTGTGCACCTCATGATGCAGCACACTGTGATATCAACGATCACCACAACCTGTCTCCGGCAGATGATGACTGTGGTCACTATGTTAACTCCGGCCCAGGCGTAGGAAAACCGGCTGGCGGCGGTCATCCGGCAAACGGTGTCATTGATGCAGGCACTACCCCAGACAGCGCACGCCACAATCACGATCAGGACCCTGAGCATGGACCGGGCGTGAAATAATGCGAATACTCTGAGGTCGGCAATGGTTCCCGACACACTCCTTATGGAGTACCTGTGATGATGGATACACCGCCCATCCAGAATATTTCGTGTTGCATTTCGTGTTGCATAGTACTTAAAAATGTATCATTTTTGATATATTTATGCAACAAGTGATAAATACTTATAACATCAAAAGTCGCATAAAACCTATGTTCTAGGTTCTATGCGGCTTTTCAGTTAATCGGGGCAACAGGATTTGAACCTGCGACCTCTCGGCATCATATGGCTTAAAATAAGCATTTTTGGCTCATCGTGTTGCATTTCGTGTTGCATTCTCTCTAAAACACCTGTTTTTTTCTCCATTTCTCGCCCCTATTCATCTCCATTAAATAGTGATTTATTTTGCGATTTTTGAAAAATAATCATTCGCTTTTTGGCTCATGTCTTTTTCCTGGCTTATCATAGCGTGCCTGTAGACCTGCTTCAAGACTCCATCGTTTCCCCATCCGCCGCGTTGCATGATGTAAGCATCTGGAATCCCTATAGCGTGCTGTATGGAAGCGGAGTAGTGCCGCAGGTCATGGAACCGGAAGTGTGGAAGACCGGCATTTTTTAACAGCCGGGAAAACTTCTTTGTGATCTGCATCGGTGTCATATCAACAATGCGGCCTGACTTTTCTTTGAACATATCCGACACAAACGATGGGTAAGGGATGTACCGGTCCCCTGCGTAGCTCTTTGGACTCTTTTTCACCCATTCTTTTTTGTCGTTCTGTACGAGTGCATAAGCAACGTGCACCACATTACCGTCAATGCAGTCAGATTCCAGCGCACATATTTCACTTCGCCGCATCGGCCCGAACGCCGCAAGGAGTATAGGAAGCTCCATGTCAGTTCCTTTTGCGTAGGCCAACAGCTTTTTTATATCTGCGTCAGATGGGACATAAAGATCAGGTCTTACTTTTGCCGGCAGCTTTGTGCGGACTGCGAAGCCGGGTCTGTAAGTGGCAAGGACAGCCGTGAGAAGCCCGTGCATATTCCTTACAGACTTAGGAGAGTGGGAGAGTGCTTCTTGATTTATAGCTGCCTGTATCATGTCCTGCGTGATGTCTTGAAGCTTTACATTCATCAGCCCTTGCAGATCCCGCTTTCTGGAATTTTTGTATTCCCTCACAGTTGAAGGAGACAGCACAGCGGAACGCTGGCTTATGTATAGATCGGTGGCTTCGCCTAATGTTAATTCCGCGTGGGTGTTTGATTCGTTTTCCTTGCTTGCGGCCCATATAGCAGCTTCTCGCTCAACATCACGTTTCCCTTTTGGTGTAGGGTCATCGTTCGTGAATGATTTGTAGATCCTCTTTTTCTTCGGCTTGCCTTTATCATCCAGAACCGGCTTCCCGTTCTTATCTCGTACATCCTCAAATCTGTCAAATACCTGGACTCTCCATGATCCAGATGGTAACTTTTTTGCTTTTGCCATAGTATCACTCCTTTTTGGGTATAAAAAATACAGCCACCAGATTTTGATAATTTATCTTGCGTGACTGCTACCGGATGTGATATTATATCGGTGTAGGTTTGTGATTTTTAATCACATCCGCAAAACGTCTGGTGTTGGTAGCGCCGGGCGTTTTTTATTTTGGTGATATAACCATAGGTTTTTCTGATATGATAAAATAAAAAGGATGGTATTTTATGTTTATATCAAAAAAACGATGGAATAACTTAGTAAATCGTGTTGAACGTCTGGAAAGCATCGTCACTCCCGAGAATGCCCCCTCTCCTCTGCGGCAGATGAAAGCTGCTGTAAGAGAAGTTTTTGAATCTGGCGCTCATCCAGCTCAACAATCTGATTCTCAATCAGAATATCAAGAATCATCTGTACCGAAAGGTAGGTAGATAGCTTAATTCCGTTCAAGAGCATTTGTGAGTATATCTTTTGCTCTGAATCCTGTTCGGATGTCCCGGAAAAGAGCATATCAAATACCTGTTCCATCTGCGGTTCTATAGAATCACAGATCATCTTGTATATTGCCTTTTTCGTTGTTTCTTTCATGTGGTTCGTATTGTTCCATTTCTTCCTGGTGGTTAAGATATGCGTTGCAGATCAAGCCATACATTAAAGCCTGTTCATCTGACATTTCTGGCTTCTTTACCTGTGCAGGTGCTGGCTTTTTTACTGGTTCCAACTCTGCTTTCTTGGTTTCTTTCGGAACCATCTCCGATTGTGGAATACATACAGTTATAGGCTTCGGCCAGCATTGTTCATTTGCTTCTTCTTGCTCTTCCTGGTGTTCCAGGAATGCGTTGCAAATTGAGCCGTATCTCAAAGCCTGTTCATTGGACATTTCCAGTTCCTTTGTAGGTGTAGGAATCTGCTTTTTGACTTGCTCTGACTGACATTGTTCTTCTTGCTCTTCAAGCTCTTCTGCGTGTAGGTCTTCCATATCAGTGCCGCAAGCGCGCCGAGAATGGATTTTTTGTATCAATCCGATCATTATACTGGCTATGATGATGAAAACGGCCAGGGTGGCAAATATGAACGCCATAGCAACAAGAAAAGCTCCTGCCATTATTAAAAATCCTATAAGCACCGCTACAGCAGCTATCCATACAACAATACGAGTTTGTTGTATCAAATACAGTATAGGTTCGAGCCACCAACCGAGTACCAACCAGTACAAACAACCTTTTTTCATACTACAAGCTCCCAAATATCATTCCAAGCCGATTTGTACTTTCTGATATAGCTTGCCGTCCATAAAGTATAACTCTGCGTTTGCGCCGCTATATTCATCGGCGTACCACATATATGCTGTCATGTTTGTATCTATAATATCGGACTCAGCAAGTGGAGTTCCGGCGAAACCAATTATATCCTCGCACTGTTCATATGTCATCCCGATTTGGCATTTGTTATATTCTTCGAGCGTTATTCTTTTAGTATGCAGGAGGTCAGACGTATTATCCATGTAGTAAAAAAATGACACCAGAAGAATGATGAAGGCAGATATCCAGCATAATGCTTTTTTTCTTCCGGGCATGTAATTATATGCAGATCTGCAATCAATTCTTTCATACTGTTCGTTCAGTTTCACATCTGGGTAGCCAATTTGGACGGTATCTAAAAATTCTGAAACTTGTTCGTTTTTATTTTTCCGAAACAAGAATGTTTCAACCGAACCGTTCTTTCCGTGGAATCTCAGATATCCAAATCTCCCATGATCTCCATAGCAATATGCTATTTCCTTTATTTTTCTGAAAGAAGATGCTTTCGATGGCATTAAAAACTCGGACAACAAAAAACTCTTATCAGAATATAAAAGCTCCTGCCGAATTCCTTTTATTGTGGTGTTCATTAAAAACCTCAAATTTTCTTAAATTTCAAAAAATTTTCTGCATATCCGGTTAATGCGGATAGCTGATTCAATGTAAATCCAGGATGTTCCAGTACAACGCTGTCCGGTACAAGCAGTTCTGCGGCAAAGGTGTGCGCTTCGATCTCTGCCCGGCTCCGGTATGTCGTATCGTTCATCCAGTTAAAAAAGAAGTAGTCTTCCCGGTGCATCACGGCGTGGCCCAGTTCATGAGCCGCTACCATCTTCTGTGTAGGCGTATCCAGATCGCTGTTGATATATATAAAGCGTTGCCCCGCTATGGTTAAACAGCATCCGAATATCTTCCCCAAAGGTCCAACCTGTGTATATACCCCCAACTGTTCGGCTAATTCGAACGGTTCATTTGTGTGGTATTTCTTCGATAGCTCTACGGCTGTCCTTTTTGCATCTGTCATGTTCTACCTCTCCTATTTTTTGCGCATACGTTCCATAAGCGCAACGGATATCTTGATCTGGTCGAGCAGCAAGTTGATGCTCTCCTGATCTGCGGGTTGCCCGTCAAAGTACAACGGTGCGTTTTCCCCGCTTTCCAACAGTTTCTTGATGCGGTTAAATTCCGCTTTTAAATCAACGTGTTCTTTTTGTGCAACGTCTTCCTCCTTCCCTGTGATTAAAAAGTCAACAGATACACCGAAAAAATCAGCAATCCTTTTTAACTTATCCTGTTTAGGTGTGTATCGTCCGGCTTTCCAATTGCTAATTGTAGCGGTTGGAATGCCCGTTTCTTTACATACACGGTAAGGGGTTACGTTTCTTTCGGAGCATAACTTTTCAAAGTTACTATACATAGTTTACACCTCTAAAATAAGTTTGAAAAATTAGCTAAAATCTGTTGACAAACTTTGGAATCAATGCTATACTCTGGACATAGCTTTGAAAGCAAAGCTACAGACAAAGATAATAGCTTCGATTTCTTTTATAACTTTGTTCGACGACTTCATTATATTAGAAATCTTAACTATTGTCAATATATATTTATGAAAGGATGGTGAAAATGTATAACAAATATGCGGAATTGCGGGATAAAGCTGGTGTTACTGACTATGAAGTAGCAAAAAGAACCGGAGTATCTACCGCAACGCTGAGCAATTGGAAAGCTGGCAGATATACGCCGAAAGCTGACAAAATCAAGAAGATCGCAACTTACTTCGGAGTCGGCATCGAAGCTCTTTTAGAGGATGAGGAGGAGTAAGAACCAGGAGGTGAGCAGAACGAAAAGATACATAGAAGCTTTGCAAGGCATCAGCTACCGTGACTGGATCAAATTAAGAGAAGGCATAGACGGAGCCTTTGCAAAAGAAAAAGGCGAATTCGAAAAAACTCTCAAATTCGCCAATCCAGAAGATGCTGAGCGGGTTATCCGTTCACGATTTGGATGTAAATTGGATTGATGCGCCAATCATTTCCATTATAGAAAATGTGGACATAATCCAAGCCATACAAACTGTTAAGCTGCTTTTCGGAAGAATTGCCCGGAGCATAAACCGGAGCGCTTTCTTCCCACCAGATTAACGGTGCTTGTAGATTTTCGCCTATGCGGCAGTCTGGGTCATCGTTAAGGCATACCCAACTTCCAGCAAGGCAAGCGTAAATTTTTGTCATATGTATTATTCCTTTCATTTACTCGGCGCGGCAACGCCTGTATGGAAATTATAGTACATAGGTAGGAAAATACAAGGCGGTGATGATGGTAAAAAAATATCTATTGATTTCGGCGCTTTCTTTTGCTCTTTTGCTTTCTGGATGCAGAGGGAAGATGACGGAAGGAGAGATTTATAGTAAGAGGTTCATCCCGGCCCATACAGATACCATGCTTATTCCTACGGTTTATAGCAATGGTAAAACATCTTATACCATCCTAATGCCATATGTGATGACTTACCCGGATGCTTACGAGATAAAAATTCGTAATTATGATGAGGACAAGCAGAAATATGACACGCAAACCTATTATGTGAAAGAGGATGTGTGGGAGCAATGCGAGATCGGGAACGTTTTCAAATACGACAAGGACAGGGATTTTACCGAAATGCCATACAGTCGTAAAGATAAACAATAACCACTGGTTTTTAGAGTTATTAACCATAGGTTTTAAAAGCATTAACCGGAGGTACATAAGCTATGAAAAGGGTATTTATTCCACTGTGGAAAGCTCTTGCGCAGGCAAGGGAAGCATTTGGCTATTCAAAGGATGATGGCATTTGTGCTTGCTATGATGTCGAGAACATGGGATTTTGCAAGGATAATGAGACGAGATGGTACCATTTTACAAGCTTTGACGGCAAGCCAGCGTACACTTTGAAAAGATAATAAACCACTGGTTTTTCTTTTCGTAAACCACTGGTTTTGAATCTGAAAACCTAATGTAAATGTAAATGTTAATGTAAATGATAATGTAAATGTAAATATATAAAACCATTTGCCCGGAGCTAACGCGGTTACTCCGGCCCGTAAGTAGGCGCAACGTGGTAAACACATCAGAATAGCGTGGTACAGGAGATACGCACGACTTAGCTGTTTACGCACAAGATTGGATGCTTACAGGATTTTTGTTTACAAGAGCGGAGGTCTTATGCTGAGAAAAAAGACATACGCTGACGAAAAAGGGGAGAATGTCCAGATACTCCTTGATGTTATTAAAGCCCGCAAGCGTTTGGACGATCAGCGTATGGCGAAGATGGCGGGTATGAATCTGGCAACGTATCGGCTGCGGAAAAAGGACCCAGGCTCGATGCGGTTAAAGGAATTGTGGCCGTTGCTAAAGGCCGCAGGGATAACGGACGAAGAGAAGTCCAAATTGATTTAACTCAATTTAATTCAATTTAATTCGTTTTTAACTCAATTCCGAGTTGAGTTAAGGCGGGAAAATTCAACGGAGGTGCAGAATGACATTATTTGGAGCCGGATTTATCAGCGGCGGTTTTGTGGTTTTTGTGGCTATGTGCGTAGCATCACTGAGAGCCAACGAGAAGAAAGAAACGGAGGAGAAAAACGATGTGCAGATTTAAGAGCGGCATTATTTTGAAAAACAAGGTGGTTGTGGCACCTGGCGAGAACGACAGCCATTCGGACTTACTGGAGAGCCTGGGAATCAAGGATGATTACTTCGGTGCAACGAATGTGTTTGTGCGGGCCGAGTTGGTTCCGATCGATGATGAGTGGTGGATTAACCCGGCAGAAGAACCGGACAAGTGGCAGTTTGTTGTAGATCAGGACATGAGACCGGATTGGTTTGACGAGAGCGAGCATGAGAAGATTTTTCGGGAAGCTGTCTGCGACTGGTGGAAAGAACATGTACTGGTGGATCAGAAACTAGAAGAGCTGTCAAGCGGATACTATCTTCTAAAGCGCTGCGAGGTTAAAAAGCTGCTGAACGATGTAAAGGTACTGTTGGACAGCTCACAGGTCGGCAAGATGCTGGGCAGCTCACAGGT